GTTTCTTATTATTAGCAATTCGTTGGGTTTCTTCCCAAGTTTTTCCACATTTTCCACAATTATAGTCGTATGCAGGCATTTTTATCTCCAATATTATATAGGTTAGGCTAAAGAAACATATTTAGCGGGATTTTTCAGTATTTCTCTTGCACCATTTACCCCATCAGCCAATTTAAGAGATGGGTCTTCTTGGTGGGTTTTCATCATTTGTTTTGCTGCTTGTTTTGCCTTTTCAACCATAATAGCAGACAGTAATTCCATCTGTCTAGCCTGTTGGTCTGCAGTGTCAGGAACTCTTGGATCTGATGAGGATTTTCGTATAAGACTACCCCTCATACGTTCTCCGCGTGCTTTGCCTTCTTCTAAATATGTCTTAAATGTCTTCATTATTATGTATTTAGGCTTTTCGTTACTTAGAAAATAGGATATATAAATACCATAGATCGTTATGAAAATATTAGATAATCATAAATTACTTTTAAATCTTCTTAATTGCGGTGATTCTTTAACTATTAGAGAAATCATTGATGCATGTCCAACGGAATGCTGTGGAGCACCAAAAACATCTAGTAGTAGTTCTTCTAGCATAACCTCAAGTAGTAGTAGTAGCAGTAGTAGTAGCAGTAGTTCTGCTAATAATGGAAGTCCCTGTGGTCCAGTAGGAAATTGTGGTGAAGGAGTACCAGCAGACGAAATTAGATTTACACTTAATGTTTATAAATTAGGTTTAAATACTAATAGTATGGCTGTTCATAGATTTTTATCTCCTGATGAAAATAATTTTGAATTAACAGAAAAATCTTTTGAATCTGCTGCTGCGGCTGCGTATATGAGAGATCCTATTAATGGAATAGCATCAAATTTAACACAGCAAAACATACTAAATAGATTTAATTTAGCAACAGCAAACGCAGCAGGTTTGCCAGGATCTCTTATTAAAAGTGGAAGACAATACATCACATGGACAACAGGAATTATTCAAGATGAAAATTTAAATAGTACACAACTTGCAAAAGATCCTATATTTTTTGGTCCACAAAGACCATACGACGCAAATCAACATTATCTATTAAATGTTACTACAAGAATGGACCCTCCTAATGCTCAAATTATAATAGGAGAAGGTTTAATTAGATTTTCTGTTGGAAATCAAGGTTGTTTTTTAATGTCGCGAGTAGATGTTAAAATTTTTGGTTTGCAACATTATAAACCACCATATGTTAATTTTAGAATAGATTCTCCTTATAAACCAGCAATTTTTTCTATGGCAGTAAGCCCGTGTAGGCCTGTTTGGCTACCCGGTAATACACCATATACAAGTCGAGTTGCATATATTAAAAGTTGTGCAAGTTGTCCTGATAAAATTGAATTTTATTCTTCAAAAATTTATGCTAGTAGAATATTTCCGCCAGAATTAGCACACCCACAACCTTCCACATTATTTGGTAATAGAACACAAATACACGATATTGCATATTATTTTGGAATATATACAGAAACAAAAAATTTTATAGCATTTATTAATACATCTATAATTTCGGTTAATGGAAATAATGCAATAAGATATGTGGTTGATGTTAGTAAAGTTCCTGCTGGAAGTGAACACGTTTTAGGATCACATATTTTTTATCAATACGGTGATTCATTACCTTTTGATAGAGAATATGACCGACAAGGTGATATCAGATACAAATATGATGCTATTGGTACTATACGAAATAGTCTTGGTGTACGTACAGGAAGACAAGGAAATGTTTCATCAGTAGTTTCTGGTGAATATCATAATACTGTATTAACAGATACTGGATATATTCTACAAAATACATCAGCAACTGGAATAAGTCAAGGGTACACTACACCACACGATGATCCTGCACCAGGGGATACTTTTAACCCAAGTTACTATAAATGGGAACCAGGAGAATCGCATAATGTGAAAAATTTTGTAACACAAAATCCAACAGATTTATCTACACTCTATTGGCGTGTTGCTGCTGGGTCAAATCATACATGCGGGGCGACTGCTTCAGGAGAGGTTAAGTGTTGGGGACGAAATACAGAAGGTCAATCTAATGCACCAAATCTTCCTGGAGTTCCTGGTAATAGTCCATATTATTTTAAAGATATTTATGCATTTTGTAATTGTTCTGTTGGAATTATAGGAATGCGATTAGATTCTGGTTCTAGAGGTGGAATGGTTGTTCAATGGGGTGATTGTCCTGCTGAAATACCTTGTATAATTCAGCACGAAAATTGTATAGCTATGTTTGTAGAAGATAATTGTCTTATTAATCCCGATAATCCAGATTGTCCGTGTGATTCGGGAAGAGTTATGAGTGGCGATCAATGGATAGATGGAACAGGATCTTGCCCGAGTGTTGGATGTTCAAACGATGATCCACATGATAATTGCCCACCATGTACTCCAACACAAATAGCCGACGGATGTACTGTTTTTGATGATGAATGTGTTTGTGGTTGTAGTAGTGGAGTAGATAGTGGTGATAATTGTTCTTCTTCTTCTTCTTCTAGAAATGATGATGATCCAGATGGAGATTGTGAAGATGTTTGTGCTCCTGATGGAGATAGAAGTACACATAGGGGTTGTGATTCTTGTATGAGTGATGGATTTAAATCTATTTCTAATAGTTATACTACTAAATTAAAATTACAAGATGGAGAATGGTTTACCTGGATGGAAGGAAAATATGGATTTTAAAACTCCAAAAGAATATTTTTTTTATCAAAAAGGTATAATTACCACAAACACTCCGTGGACAAGACCATCATACAGTAAATTAAAAGAATTTACTTCTTATATAAAACAAAAAACAGATATTTTCGAAAGGTATAAAATTTTTGTATACGGTGGATGTCTTTTTGATTTTTCAAAAACTTGGGATATTGATTTAGGATTAAAAGGAGATGCTTCTAATAACAAAATTTTAGAAAATGACTTAAATTTATTAAATGATATATCTTTAAATAAATTTAATTTATTATTAGATGCACGATGGTTTGATGAATATAATTCTGAGGGAAGCAAACAATATAAAAATATAGGGTATATAATACATCAAATTAACGGAGATGTTCTTATACTAGATAAAAGAAAACCTTATCATAATGATCCTGAAAAAATAAAAGTTTTAACACAATTTTTAGTAGAAGGTACTTGGCCAACTAGTTATAAACATTCAATAGTACATTCAGGAAATCCATATAGAATTATAAAAAATTCATTTGATCTTGAATTATTGTTAATAACCGATGAAGAATATTATATACAATCCACAAATAGGGGAGCATTGACTTATAAAGATTTAACTAGAAGTAGGGTATGTAATAATATCGTATAACTTTTTACATATAAAATAAGAATCTATAATATCAGATACTGGGCTACAAACATTTTTCTTATCTGGTGCAATTACATCTTTAACCGGAAAACCAGTTTCAAGTAGAAATGATTTATACATAACTTCTTTGTCTGAATTTCCTTTTCCGGTTGCATACTTTTTAATTTCTTGTGGTGGAAATATGGTTAGAGGTGTTCCAGCCTGATATATTTTATACTTAAGAACTCCAGTATTCTCTGCAATATTAAACACTCGACCTGTTGAATTAAACGAATAGCCTTCTAGGGCAATCTGTTCAACACCTATAAGAATTTCCATTGCCCAGTCTGCTATAGTTTCATAGCGTTCCATATCCGTGTTATAATCAAGAAATCTTTCTCCAAATATGTTTTGAACTTGTATATCTGTATATTTTTTAATGTCTGTAAGGTAATAAAATGTACAGTGTTTAAAGGAAAACAGTGTTCCGTTGAAAACACAAACGCACGGACCACATAAAGAGTAATCTATTCCTGCTATTAGCATACAGGTATTTATTAAAATCCAAATGAGCGTGCAAGCAAAATTCCTATAAGGAATCCACACGCAGATAGTATAACACGATTTATACTATTGATTTTCATCTAACACCTGTTCAATCCATTTTTGCTGTAGATCTACTCGTAATGCAGAGCATTCAAATACTCCATCTTCGCATATAGAAAAACTACTAATAACTCCAGCAAGTTTTCCTGTATCTTCAAATACAGCACCACCAGAATCTCCAAACCAAATGAATGCTCCTTTGAGAGGCAAGAATTTCATGTATAGGGGATCTTCTATTAGGGTTCCGTAATAGAAAAATGTTCTATAATTACTAAACTTTTTAGCGTCATGACTAAAACCAACAGTAACAAGACTCTCTAATCTTGTTAGGTCTCCTATATCTTTTGACATCTTTGCAGGCTTAACGCTTGGTTCAGATTGCAATATAAGTATAGCAATGTCGTATACTATTTCATCTTTGATTAGATATTTTGGATGTACTATAGATTTTATAACATGATACTCTGTACCACAGATTTTAAATCCAGTTACTTTATTGTCTACGGCACAATGACCAGCAGTAAGCACTGCATTTGGTGCTATAAGAGTACCACTTCCTATAAATCTTTCTCCAACATATAACTCTCCCACACAACTATAGGGATCTTCGTCGCCCTCATGGATAACAGTGAATCCAGCGAATTCCTGTTTTTCGGGTACTACTAATATGTCCAGTATAGAGGGTGGGGTTTTTTCTTGGGCATCCTTAGATGCGGGTGCAACTGTGCAAGATGTTATTGCAAGGCATAGACCCAGAACTAATGGGAGTCTAAACATGCTACTATTATTTATAATAGATTTCTCTTAATAAATAAAAAAATCTAGATTTTTAGTCTAGATTCTTTATTGGCTCTCACGGCATGGAAGTTTAGTTAGTTAAATCCACCAATTCGCAACTATTGCCTCCACAGGCAAGTTGTTGTGAACCTGTCGTAGAATCAACCTTTTCATAGTTTTTAAGCAGACTCCAATCAATTTTTAAAGGCATTTTCAACAAAAATGCTTCATATTCCTCTTTTGAACAGTCTTGGTACGGTGCTTGGCGATAGGAATGGTTTGAATGCGGAAGGAAAGAAATACCACTAACTTCATCAAAATGCTTATACACCCAAGCACCAACATCCATCCACTCTTCTTCTCGCACCGTAACTGTAATAGACGGCTTATGTTCACACCAGTGTCTTTGATAGGTTAACCACATTTCCAATTGCTCTATAGCCGTCATAGTATCTCTAGTTACTGATCCTGGAGCTTTCATTGGGAAAGAAAACACCATAACATTATCCGGTTTTGTTACATCCGGTTCTGCTGGAAATCCTCCATCAATCATCAGTTGACAAAGAGGATCTTTGCGGTCTGCACGAACTGTGCGAATATAATATTCGCTGTGTCGTGCATGAATACCACTAGCGGCATCCACAAGTTGTGAGACTGTGCCAGACGGTTTCACACAGGTAACAGCAGCCGCTGGATTAATACCCAACTTCTTTGCCCATTCCGAATTTGTAGTTACACCCATTCGTTTAAGTTCTTCTAACACAACATCTAAGCCATCTTTGCTGTACATCAATTTATTGTCCATGATGCCTGTAAGAGAAACGCCAAGTAGTGCTTCCTCTTCGCAATTTTTTGTAAAATCGCTTGACAAGTATGGAAAATATGTTAATGATGCCTGAAAGGTTCCTAGGATTGTGGCTAGTTTAACTTTTCGCATCAATGATTCGTATGTGTCATCTGCTCTCACAATAACTTCTGTAAGATTACAGAACTGACGATCACGAAGAATAATTTCACTACACGGATTAGTACCAAATTGATATGTTGCATCACGACGATCACCCAATTTGCTTGTTTGTTTTTGAGCAGCATCACGATTAAAGATGCCACGCTCACCACTCTTTGATTTATAGAGAGAGACCCATTCTTCCATAAATGTTCCAATTTCAGGACACTCATTGTAACACACAGAATTGTTTGCTAATGCTCGTTGTGGATTGGCTTCCCACCACGCACCCATTTTAGCATCACGCATTTTTTCGTCTGTAAGATTTGAAAGAGAGATAAGTGCAGAACGACGAACACCACCAACAACTACAACTTCCGCAATCTTACAGACAATGTCGTGACACTCAATAGAGGATAGTTTACGACCAGCTGCAGTTTTAAATGTTTCAATAGTAAATTTAAATAGATCTTCTAAAGGTCGCGGACCGCTTGCACGACCACCAAATACTTTTAATCTTGCACCGTAAGGACGAACTTTTGAAGTGTCCCACTTAGGAATCTGCCCACCAATTAACAGGGAGACCAGTTCTTTATACGACTTTGCCCAACCTGCTTTAGAATCCTGAACCATGATTGTTGTATCAGTTTCAGTAAACTGCTCAGCAATAGTGGGAAGTTTATCTGTGTATTGGCGTTCAACACTAAAACCAACACCAGTACCACACATAAGAATATAGAGAATTTCATCAAAGGCTCTCACACGATTAACAGCAACATAGGAACAATTATATCCTGCCGTGTTATCTCGTTCAAGTGCTTCGCCTGCTGTCATCAATGCTCGCATTGAAGGCATGATCTGGAGATTTAAAACTGCTTGACGAAGTTCTTCACGAGTTTCTTTATCTAATTTACACTTTGTGTTTTGTTTTAGATGCCCATCAAAGAATTTAAAATAACGGTTTACCGTTTCTTCCCATGTTTCTCTGCGATTTTCGTTTTCAAGCCAGCGGCTGTAACGAGATAAATGAATGAATTCTTGATACGACGTTGGTAATTGCATAATAAATTTCTCCTGAAGCGGTAATGTAACCTATGATTGTGTTTTGTCAAGTATGTAGTTAAAAAGTTCCACCATCTAATGGTTGATCTAGTTCTACAACATCTCCAATATTTATTTCTGTTCCATTAGAATAAGTTGCAACAAGTTCGCCATTATTATTTAAAGAAAGATTTGTAATATAATTTATTGTGGGAGTATTTGGTGTTGGTGCTTCTTCTGTTGATGTACTAGAATTAATATTTACTGTAATTTTGTTTCCATCTTTACTTACATTAACACCATCACCTGTAAAATTAATAGACTTTACAACATTTACATATCGTTCACCGTCTTTGTAAATTGCAACATTACTTCCACCACCACCTTGAGCACTGAAAGAATTTTTTAAATTTGCATTTAATTCATCAAAATATTTTTGTTCAATTTTTAAATGTTTTTTATCTGCCTCGTAATTTAATGGATACTCAACAGAAACAATTCCTGATTCTCCTGCCTCACCCTTTTCACCATTAACTCCATCTTTTCCGTTTACACCTGATATTCCCGGTTCACCCGTTTCACCGTCTTTGCCGTCTTCACCAGGAAGGCCCGGTAAGCCCGGTATCCCCTGTTCGCCTTTTTCTCCCAATACTCCTGGTATACCCTGTGAACCATCCGATCCATCTTTTCCCGATAAGCCCTGTATTCCTTGTATTCCTTGTTCACCTGTATCTCCTTTGTCGCCTTTAATGCCCTGTTCACCTGTATCTCCCTTAACACCTCGTTCTCCCCCATCTCCTTTATCACCCTTTGGACCTACAGGACCATCTACACCCTGTAAACCCTTGTCACCAGTCCATCCTATATGACCTGTTTCTCCTCTATCCCCTTTATCACCCTTTTCACCAGGAACACCCTGTATTCCCTGCTCTCCACGACCACCAGGATTGCCTATGGGACCTTGTAGACCCAAATCCCCACGATCACCCTGTTCTCCCTGTATAGTTTCAATTACAGGAGTAATTTCTCTAATTTCTGCCCTTTTTGGAATAATAACAGGCTCATAGTAATTCTCAAAAAACAAGCCAATATTTGTCTTTTTACCGTTAATAAGTATAACTCTTCCTGTTGGGTCAGAAAGATAGGTTTCACCAATTCCGTTTGTATTATAGACTTGATCCGGTTTGCTGTCGTTTATAACAGTAAAAATGGTGTCTGGTTCATAGATGTGTAATTGCTTGTGTAGCTTTAGTTTAGAACCATATTCAAACAACATATTAGGATCGGTTAATCCTTTTTGTTCTTGTTGTTTTTGTTTGTTAATTAAATATTTTGAAATATTATC